CAAGTGGTATTACTAACATTCTTGGTGGTGCAGTAAATGGCGCAGTTGGTGGTTTATTGGGACCACTTAACGGAATATTACAAAATCCACTTGCTCTTCCAAATGCAATGCAACAAATTGCCGCTGGCGGTGGGTTGAATGGCGTTATTAATCGTGTCGCAAACAATATGATAGGCGGTGCTTCTTTTGGTGCCGCTAATCAGTTTATGCAAAACATTGGTATTAGTAGTGCGTATGGTGGTATTAGTAACAGCATGATTGGTGCAGCATCAGAAGCTGCCGGTTTGTGTTTTGGTGCAAATGGACCTGGTGCTCTTGGTGCAAACTTTGCAAATAATAACGGAGTAGTTAGTTTTGGTATGAGTGCGTTAAGCAGCAATATACCAGCAGCCGCTTCTAACATGCAAAATCTTGGAAATTTCTCAACTGGTAGCCTACTACGATTGCAACAACCATCAAATGTTGCTAGCCAAATTATTAATGCAGGCTTGGGCAAAGTTACAGGTATTACTAATAGTGTAATAAGTGCAGGCTTGCCAGTTGCTGGTATCGATAATCCTGCACACGATGCGGCTGTTCAGAAAATATTAAACAATGTTACTGATCAGGCAGCAATTGGTGCAGTAAGCGCAAAATTTAATATTGGTGTGCCGATAGACAATCTAGGTCAGCTAACTGATATTAATCATATGTGTCCTGATCTTGCCGCTACTGGACCAAGTAAAAATTTTGCAGATTTGGGTCAGCATATGTTAAGTTTGGGCATAACTCGTTCAAAAACATTTAATGATGTTGGCACTGCACTATCTAAAACTGATGCTGGCATTGACTTAAATCATTTAAGTCAAATGAGCACTCCAATGTATAGTGGCGCAACAGATAAACTATATCAAACATATGGTTATGGTGGTGGAAGCATCGGTGAATTAACTATGGCTGATTTTGTTGGAACGCCCGCTGGTTATGTGCATAATGACACACTTCCTTATATTATTGATGCTAACAATAAAGTTATGGCAACTGCGGACGGTCAATTATTAAACAGTTTAATTGTGCAGTTACAAATTTTACTTTCTGGTGGCTATCATGTACCTGGCAGCGCAGCAAGTGGCGATCAACCTGCTTCTGCAGATAGTATTAACATAAACGGCACTGTTTATACAACACTTGATTCTGCTGTATATGCCTTGGTTGCTGCTATTGAGGCACAACTAACAGTTATTAAGAATAATCCTGATCCTACAATTCAAGCAGCACTACAAGCAAGTGAAGCAGGACATGCAGCAAGTTGCGCACAAATTTTAAAAGAAAATCATCATATTAGTACGTGGGGAATCAATCTGTTTGAGCCAGTAAGCAATAGTCCAGTAAATGCATATGTATTTGCTGATAGCTTGCCTTATCATGGTTTGCAGACTGGCTATGGTCAAATTGGTGATTACTTGGAGCGTGTAGCAAGCGATAATATCTATGGCGATGCTATTAAGGGCGCAATGCGCATGGGTCGCAATGCTGCTGCACTTGAACCACTTGGCGTTAATGTAGAACGATTTAGATTGCCGCATAGCAAATACTATCGTGATCCTGCTAGTTTCTACTTAGACGCTTATACTGGCAATGTACCATATGTGCCAGAAAACTTAACAGATCAAATTATTCCGCAAACACCTGCTGATACGTATGTTGAATTGCGCAATCAACTGCTTATTAGCAATGGATATAACCCAGCAGAAATGTTGCCTGCACAAGCTGACGAAACATATTATGATTTACAGTGGGCAAATACATCGCCAGAAGTTCGTGAAAATATAGGTCTAAGCATTTTACAACAAGCAATTAATAGAAATACTATCGTGGTTGGTAACAAAGCATATATTATTGGTTTAAATGGTGTGCAAAATCAATTTGCTACCCTTGACCAAAATGGATTGGCACTTACCAATAATGATATTTTTGTTGCTACACTTTTCTCTATTATCAATAAAATGTTGTATGGCAATATCGGAACTACAAAGTTCAACACGCCATTCTTTACTGATCAAATGGTATATGGCGTTTTAGAAATGTTGGCACAAATTACTCCAAGTAATGTGGAAGGTTTAGCTTCTACGTTATTGGGAAGTGCAGTTTTGCCACAGTTTATGGACAAATTACGCACTGCGTTTAACTCTATTCTGAATGTTACCAATACTCAAATGGATCGTAACATTAATAATGCATGGGGTTCTGCTGGTCCTGATGGACAAACAAAATAACTCTTGACATAACCCTTATCAATGTTGTCTTATTAAAGTAATAAAACTTTTTAATTCATCATCTGTAAAGTTATTTTTTGCAAGATTCATGCCATACGCAACAAATTGAACATTGCCTTTTATATAACCTTTACTTGAATCTATTCTATCCAATGAAGCAGTTGTTAAGAATGTTTTATTTTTGTAATGTTTCATTTCAATTGGAACATTTGATATAGCACAGAATCCAGTCCATATAGACTTCAAATGGTCTTCATCAATATCCATTTCCTTCTTTCTTTGCCTTGCTCTGTTCAGGAACCAAGTAAAATCACCTTTCTTATTATTGGCATTTCCTATACCATATTTGTTATCTTTCCATTTATCACTCAATTTCTTACTAATTTCTTGTCGTGTTTCTTGTGATAGATTTTTATTTCTAAAAGAGGTAGAACAAGATAACCCACAGAAAAAATAATCTCTTCCTTTTTTAACATGCCTGTCATGTTCTCGTTTGTCTAACGAAAAATCTTTTTCACAATTCTTACAATTTAATAAAATCTTTGCCATAACTCTGCTCCACATTTATTTATCTCTGCTCCACAAATAACAAATAAAATCTTGACATAATAAAAATCCTATGCTATAAATAATATACTATCGTTGATAGCAACTAATAGGCGGGCAAGACGAGGCTTCGACTGCCTCCTGGTCCACCACAGATACATTGGTTTCCATAGTCGGAACAAATATGGTGTAATAGGTTTTTCCGAACACCCGATGTATCTTTGATGGGCCAGCAAGGGATCGATTGACGTTGAAAGGGTTGAAGTAGATAGTAGGTTGGTTGCTTTATAGACCAAAAAAAGTAAATGCAGCGAATGATAACGCTCCATTTGAAATGCGCCTAGCGGCGTAATTCATTGGGTGGGCAACCAGCCTAGAAACAGAAATGGTTGCACTTTTTTATTGAGGGCGATGAAAAAATTTATAATCTCTTTGGCGCTGCTCTTGACAGTGAGTTATCCTGTTTTAGCCAAAGACCCCAAACCCCAAAAACCTATTGTTGCGGAAAATCCTAGCGAGTGTGTTGCACAAGCCGTTTATAATGAGGCTCGTGGCGAAGACTATCAAGGACAAGTTGCTATTGCGTGGGTAATTCGTAACAGATTGCAGAGTGGCAAGTTTCCTAACTCACCATGTAAGATTGTTTATGAAAGACATGGGCTTGATTGCCAATTTACTTTTATATGTTTTCCATTTAAACCAATAGAAAAAGTAGATGACCGCAATGATTTTTACAGCATTGCGATGATGGTGTTGTATTCAACCTATATGGTTGATCCAACCGATGGTGCGCTATACTTTAATAATAAACCCTTTAAGAATAAACAGTTCAAGTTTATTAAAAAGATAGGACACCATTGGTTTTATACGGATGCAAATTAATTAATACTTTGACCAGTATCACGAATATTGGTCAATTTTTCAATATAAAGACCCATGTTGTGGTCATATAAGCCATCAAACAACTGACCCTTCTTCCAACAACGCCAATGCGCTCTCATGCTATCCTTGAAGCGTTGATAACGGCTTAGCGGACGAATGTTGCCATAGAAATTGATATAACATAGTTGTCCATGATGCTTGAATAGCAGCACTGGCGGTGGCACATGCGTAACCATATCATTGCAATTTACAAAACGATAGTGGTCAGTTTTAATATCTGCAACATAATCAGCATTTCCAAGACGAGGCTGTCCAAAGGTCATAAGTTTCGTTGGCGGATATCCAGCAAATTCTAGTTCTTGGGTGATATAAAGTGCCATTGCAGCACCAAGACTGTGACCAGTAACATATATATCTTTGCCCTTATTCTTCGCTGCCCAATCTAAAACTTGGTCAAGAATTTTACGTGCTTCACGACGGAAACCTTCATGGACCCATCCTTTGCCGTGACGTTTTGGAATAGTATCAAGGTCGGCAAGTAAATCATTTGGCTGTGTTGGCTGTGTGCCTCGGCAAGAAACAATTACTTCATTCTTGCTGGCTGCAACATAACCTTGTGCGCCTTCGTTATCCAGAAACTTATACTTGGTAAAACCAAGATTATCAAATACTTCAAAATAATTATCTTTGTATGCATCACTGGCAATTTGTGCCATAGTAACGGCTAATTCAGGTAGGCTTTGGTCTTTTAACATAATTGATTCTCCCTTATAATAATATTTATTGGAACAGGAATGTCATAAATGTTGGGCTAAATATCATACATTCAATTACACATAGTTTTTCAACGATTCAATTATATTCAACAATTTCAACGAATATCAATCAAATCAAGGGAAAATTATGTTTAAAAAACTTATTACAGCCATCGCTGCGATGGTAGGTTTTGTTGCAGCCTCAAATGCACACGCAGATAATATTTACAATAGTATTGCAACTGCTTATGTCACAACAACAATTAGTCAAAGTGTTGTATTTGATAGCACTATGCAACAAGGTGGCACATTTACTTTTAGTGTCCTAGCCCATAATGGCGGCGGTCGTGCAGGACAAAGTGATACTGCAAACGTAAAAATAGAATTTTATAATGGTAATAACCAACTGGTATCTACTGTTAATACTAGTTACAGTGGTAACTTGCCTAATCCTACCGCACTCGGCGGTAATCCACAAATCGATCCTGCTGTTCCTTGGACAACACTAAGTGTCAGCAGCACTAATTGCGGTGGTAGTTGTGCTACTGTAGCATATGCCAAAGTATCTATGTATGGTATTGATGGCAGCTATTGGGCAGGCGATTATGGTCCATGGTATCGTGCGCCAACTCTAACACTCAATGGTGGAAATAACTTAGTTTATAATCCAGAGTTTGGTCCTTACAATGGCATTACAGCACAAGGTTGGTCAGCAAGTCCAGGCTTTGGTGCTTGTCAGGGTGCATGGGGTGGAAGCAATGCTTGTATCGTTAATAGCAGCGGAACACCAGGTCAAAGCACTGTAGGTCTTGTTGCTAACCAAAACGGTGGTGGTCCAAGCGCAACTGGTGGTACAACAAGTGGTCAAGCAGGTGGTTACAATTCTACTATGAATGTAAGCAATCCATCTGGTGCGCCTGCTGCTACTACTAGCACTAATGCAAACGGCACAACTATTACCACATCACTGGGTCAAACTACTGATACAAGCATCACTAACAATGGCACAATCAATGTTGGTGGAACTAACGCAGGCATTAGTGCTACTAGTGCTACTACAACTACAATTACAAATGGCGGAACTATTACTACTAATAATGGCAGTGGTATCAATGCTCAACAAAGCAGCAGCACTAGTGCCAACGTAACAATTACTAATAGTGGAACTATAACTGCCAATACCAGTGGTGCAACTAATGGTAATAACACTTATTCAGCATTTGGTATCATAGCATCTTTCAATGGAACTGGCAGCACAGGCACAGCAACAGTTAATAATACATCAACTGGCACTATTACTGTTACTAATGGCAATGGTGTTATTATAAATGGTTATGGTCATGGTATTCTAAACAATGATGGTTCTATTACTGCAACACCAACTGGAACAAACAGTATGCCAGGCGTGTTGGTTGCTAATAATGGTACTATCAACAACAATGGTTCTATTACTGGTGATGTTGGCGTAGATTTCTTAAACAGCACTGCTGGCAGCACTATTAATAATAATGCAAGCGGCACAATCACTGGCGGCAGTGGTTTAGCAATTGTTAATTTAGGCACAAATAATACTGGTGCAATCATTAATAATGCTGGCACAATCACAGGCGATGTTCAACTATCTACTAATGGCACATATAACTTATTAGGCAATGGCAGTCAAGTGGGTGCTATTCGCTCAACTGATGCCACCAATTCTACTAATGTTAATATTGGAACTAATGCAAGCGCAGCAACTGCTACCTTACAAGGTAACATTGGTGATCCTGCAAATACCAGTGCGCCTATCGGCACTTATGGCAACTTTCCTCGTGCCTTTACATTCCAAACTATTGGCAATGTTACAATTAATGCAAATAGTAGTTTAACAGATAATACTGGTTATACTATCAGTGCAAATACTGTAACAAACAATGGTACATTCGTAAGCGGAGCAGGAACAACTACTATCAATGGTGCATTTGTTAATAATGGCGTGTTCAGCACAACATATAACGGTCCATCATATAGTCAAGTTGCCGTCAATGGTAGTTTAACTCTCGGTGGTGGCGCAACGTATGTTCCAATCATTGTCGGTGGTCAAACTACTAATGTTACACTAAACTCACCATACACAAGTATCATCAGCGCAAGCGGCGGTATTAGCGGTGCATTTGTAACAACTAGTGGCTCTATCGGCAATATCAATTGGGCAATTACACAAAATGGCAATCAGATTGATATGCTATGGACTCCAAGCGTGACTGTTACGGGAACTGCACCAGGCACTCCAATTGTAACATCAACATCAACCAATGGCGCAACTACTACAACTACTAGCGTGGCTTATGGCACACCAGTAGAAACAGCAACTATTATTGCTGGAACTTCAACAACAACACATGCTACTGCATTTGCAAGTACTAATAGCGGTAATAATGTTAGTGTTACAAGAACTGATACAACTACAGTATCAACTCCATATACTACTACCGTTACAACCGACACTCCTGTTATTACAACTACTACAAACACAACTCCTGTAACAACAGTAATCAATACAACTCCAACTACTGTTACATCATATAGCGATGGTTCAACTACCACTGCTAATGGTTCAACAGTAACAACTACTAATACTACAAATCAGGTATCATCAAATAATGTAACTACTGATCAAATTACTACTGCTACTTCAAGTGGCACACAAGTAGTAGCAACACCAGTAAGTGCAACTGCAACTGCCAGTGTAAAAGGTATGAAAGATAGCGTTGATTATCAAAACAGTAACCTGTTTATGATTGATCCATTCTTCCAAAATAACGGAAGTTGGGCAACTCCATCTTATACATTTAGTAAGACTGCTAGCGGCAATATCGGTGGCGAAGGCATTTCTTTCGGTCATCAAGATGTTGGTGAAGGCGGTATTGTTTGGGGTGTTGCTGGTTACTATGGTCAAACAAGCAGCAATGGTTACAATAACAGCAGCAGTAGTGCTATAAACGGTAGCGGCACTGCTTATGTATTGGCTGATACTGGCAACGGTAAAGTAAAGGCAACGGTTGGCTTTGCAAATACTGATCATACAAATACTATTAGTCTTCCAACTATTGGTATTGGTAATCAGCAAAAACTAAATCAAAAGAATGTGTATGCAGATATTGCTTACTATACTCCATTTGATGTTCTTGGTTGGACACCATTCGTTGGCGTTACAGTTAATGATAGCACTATTAGCGATAGTGGAAGCAGTGGAAGCGCAGTATTGGCTCAGCCTACAAATACTGGCTCAACTGTAAAGACTACTCCTTATGCAGGTGCTCAAATCAAGATTAATGATAACATTGCGCTACAAGGAAAAGTTAGCAACACTGACGAACATGGTGTTGTTGGCAGTGGTAAAGTTATTGTTAAAAAGAAAATCATTGATAATACCAGTCTATACCTAAGTGCAAGTTATGATCATGGCAACAACTATGATAATGGCACAGTAATGGTTGGTTTAACTGTTGATTTCTAATTGACATTTTGATGCCCCTATGCTAAATTACAGTATAGGGGCATTTATGTTTTTTTTAATAAGCGATTTAGCAGATTTACGGTTTCCTTGTAACTTTAAACTAACTGAAAATCGGTGGTTAAACAGTGATGAAGGATGGATGCGTTTATCCGATAACTTTTATTTTAAAGGTTATTGTATGGAATCTTTTAATTATACTGATTTAATGGATGATCCAACCCCTCGTCATTTTGGAAACTTTGCTGCTATATTTGTTCAAGATAATAATATTGTCATTACGCATGACAGAGAACGCAGTTTTCCACTTTATCATGATATTGTTACCAATGCTGTTGGTAACATAGGTTTATCACAGAATAATAAAATTGGTTCTAACAGTGTAGTTAGTATATTGTCCAATGGAGATATTATACAAAATTTTATTAAAATACCATATTCATTTGATAATGAACTTACTATAGATAATGCGGTTGAAATTATCTACGAAAAACTTATTAAACATTTTACTTGGTTAAAAAATAACTGCCCAGTAGTTCCTAAAATATTTTTTACGGGTGGTATTGATACTATGTTATGTCTTGCAATGCTGCGTAATTTAGATATAGCACACGATTTATTAATGTGCGAACATTATGATTTAGATCATTTTACTTCAAAATTTCGTTACCAGATATCACAGAATTGGGGTTATGCTCAAATTCATCACTGGAACAATGATTCATGGTTGATTTCAGGAGCAATGGGTGATGAGACTTTTTTACGCGGACCAAGCGCCATTAATATGATATTAATGAACCGTGGAAAAAATATAGCAGAATTAATTAAAAATAGTGACTACCATTATCAATATTTTAATGCAGATAAAAATTTAAAAATTTATACAGAACAACAAAATGATCCAAAATTAAAAATATATACCAAAAATATAAATCATTTGTATAAAAGAATAGTAGAAATAAATTTAAATGATTATCAACATTGGCATTTAGGTAAAACTATTACTTTTACACCATTTAAAGATATATCTATACTAACTACTATATTAAGCATGGACAATAACAGTTTAGATTTACAAATGGCAGATGCGCAATTACAAAAAAAATTAATTGCAAAAGCAGCACCAGAACTGTTAAAGTATCTTATGCCACAGAAAAATATAGATGCAGATAGCAGCATAGCTACCGTATGGGAATTATACAAGGATTTATATAATGGAACAGCCTAAACCAAACCTTGAAGCAGATTTGTTTGATAGCCAATATATTCGTGATAAAGCACGAAATAATGATATCTATTGTCAGCATCTTTATGCTACGCTCAGCAATAATGAGTTTATTAAGGCAGAAGTCCTATCAATTTTAGCAGCAGAGCATTGGTCTTGTTCTTGGCGTCATGCGGGCGGTATTGCCGCTGCATTGTATGATGGCACTTTTAGTGGCGATTATATGCGCTATTACGTAAGCAATATGATGGATAGTAATGATTATATTACCGAAGGAATGATTGACGAAGAAATTCGTGAAGATTTCAAAAAAATTGGTTGGTATGTGGTTGAAAACAAGGTAAATATATAATGTTCTTAAACATTTTAGCACTCCTAAGTGCCATCTCAATCAGTGGTGTTGCAGCATATTATAGTATTGCTGGATTAACTGCCATCTTTAGTGGAGCAGTAATTCCTATTATCATTATGGGAACTGTATTAGAATTTGGTAAGATTATTACCACAGTATGGTTGCACGGTAATTGGAACAAGATAAATTTGTTTATCAAATATTATCTGAGCCTTGCAGTTATTGTTCTTATGTTTGTTACATCTATGGGTATCTTTGGATTTCTTAGCCGTGCGCATATTGAAACTACCAGCAGTGTAGGCGATAATACCCTACTCATTGAACAGATTGATCAAAATCTTGCAGTTGAACAACAACGAATTAAAGATAATCAAAAGATTATTGCGCAAATGGATGATGCTGTTAATGGATTGTTGAACAGTAGCGCATCAAATGCTACTAAAGACAACAATCGCACAGCAACCTTAACCACACAAGCAACTAAATTACGTGATGGTCAAAAGAAAGATCGTGAAGCGGCTAATAAAACTATTGATGATACCAATAAACGTATTCAAGATTTGAATAGTCAGAAGTTAAAACTTAACCAGGCACAACTTAAAGTTGAAGCCGAAGTTGGACCAATCAAATATATTGCTCAATTAATATATGGAGATAGTGTCGATAAAAACTTGCTTGAACGAGCAGTTCGTTGGGTTATTATTTTTATTGTAGCAGTATTTGATCCACTTGCAGTATCACTTGTGTTAGGTGCTACGATGAGCATTGGTTGGCGCAAGCCAAAAGAAGAAAACACAGTAGAATATATTGAAAAGATTGTAGAAGTTCCTGTTGAAAAAATTGTAACTGTATATAATAATGATGCGATTATTCGTGCAGAAGCCTTACAAGAAGAAGTAGAAGAACTTCGCAATCGAGAGCCAGAAATTGTAGAACGTGTCATTACTCAGGCAGTTCCTATCTATGAAGAACGCATTGTTGAAAAGATAGTAGAAGTTCCAACTATTGTTGAACGTATTGTTGAAGTAGAAAAGATTGTGGAAGTTCCTGTTGAAACTATTCGTGAAGTTGAACGTATAGTTGATAATACTGATAACAAAACACTAATGGATTTAACTGCAGCATTGGATCAACTATTAAAAGAAGTAGAAAATAAAAATCATGAGATTCGTCGTCTTCATGCCGCAAATGAAATATTGCGTGAAGAACAAGCTGGTGTAGATGAAAAAGCATACTTACTTGATATAGACACAGATATTGTTGGTCCAATATTTCCAAATGACCCATATGTAGGTCAGTTGTTTATTCTTGTTTCACAGCCAAATAATCTTCATAAATGGAACGGTGATATGTGGATTTTAGTTGACAAGACACAAAATACTGGCTATACTGATAATATAAATTGGAAACATTGGCAGTTGGGCAGACTACAGAGAGCAGAGATTGAGTTTGACGATATGACTAATGCTGAACAATCTGCACTAGAAACGTTAAATGTATGAATAATAGCAGAATAGTAACTGAGCCTGATATAGATTTAGATAACAGGTTTAAAGTATTGCTCATTGATTGTGAATGGGGCGATATTGAACGTTTAAGTAAAAGTATCAGTTCATTAGGAATAGATATTACATTGTTTCTATATGGCAGCAATGATAGCAATGACAATTGGTGTATTAATACCAACAAACATGCCCATGCTACGTTAGTTAATTGCAGATTTAGTGGTAAAAAAGAGTTACTTAAAGGTTTTTTGCTTGCTCAACGAAATACGTGGGCATTAGGGCAAAATGAAATTGGCTCAGCAATACATAGAAATACATTCGACATTTATTCTTGGTTGCTTGAACAATATAATAATTATAATAAAGAGGAAAATAATGGCACATAGACCAGAGTTAGAAAATGTACGTCAGCGTGGATTTTTCGTTGAAGTTCATAACAATGATGTTAATAAAGCACTTCGTAAAATGAAGAAAGTGCTACAGCAAGATGGAATTTTTCAAGTTCTTCGCGAGCGTGAGCGTTTTGAACAACCAAGTATGGTTCGTAAGAAAGCCAAAGCACGTGCAGTAAAGCGTTGGCAGAAGAAGTTAAAAGAACTTCGTAATAGTGGCATCGCACGATAATCAATAGGTGAATAATGCGTATTATTAATGATACCAAGTTGGATTTCTCCGACGTTCTAATCTTGCCTAAACGATCTACTCTTACAAGCCGTGAAGAAGTATCTCTAGAACGAACTTTTACATTTCGTAATAGTAAGCGTACATGGATAGGGAAACCTGTCATGGCGGCAAACATGGATGGTGTCGGAACATTTGAGATGGCAGAGAAACTTGCCTCTTATTATATGTTCACATGCTTACGCAAGAATTATACTACGGAAGAACTGATCCTATGGATTGGTCGTAGCGGTTATCTAATCCAAGAATATTGGGCATATGGTCTTGGTATCAAAGAAGAAGAATACGAAAAGTTCAAACTTATTAAAAGCAAACTGCCACCAAACAATATCAAGTTTGTTTGCATTGATGTTGCTAATGGTTATACCGAACGATTTGTAGAGTTTGTTAAACGTTTTCGTGCCGAAAATCCTGACCTAATTATCATTGCTGGTAATGTGGTAACTGGTGATATGACAGAGGAGTTGATACTGAGTGGAGCAGATATTATTAAAGTTGGTATTGGTCCTGGTAGTGTCTGTACTACTCGTCTCAAAACGGGTGTTGGTT